TTACTAATATCTAGTTGTAAATAAAGATCCTGTAATCCAATCACATCATTAGATTTAGGACATGCTGATAACTCAACGATAGTTTGACCATCTTTTAACTTACCAGATATAATATTAATAGGATTTAGAGTAATAATTCCACTCTTATAATTAACAGTTCCAACATTCCTTCTAATAATAGTAGGTGATGTGGAATTGACAGAAGGAAGAGTAAAGAAGAAGATAGATCCTGTTTCTCTATTAGAATTTGGAACATCAGAAAGGTAAACATCCTGAGATATTCCACTTACTCTGAATGCTGTGGATTTAATGTTATATCCACTCATACTCTTAATATAAAATTCATTACCAAATCCAATTTGGTACTCTGCAAAACTATTTAATACTGCTCGCATATCCCGTCTTATTTGTAAAGTCGTAATATTGGATGTAACAGCAGCATCACTCTCATCAATCACTTTTAAGAATTTACTATACTTAAATCTAGCACCATATCTATTTAATTCAGTTGATTCTGCATAACTTTCAGTATTTTGTTGAACTAAAGTAGAAACATACTCACCAGAAGGTGCTAAATTAGAATTGTAATATATTTTTGAGTCAACTTCTATATAAAGATATTTCAAATCAAGAATTTCTGGTACAATTCCTGCTACTGCATACTTTTTAAGTCTAGTTTTGATATTTTCTTTGATTAAATTAGGTAAGAAGTCACCTGTTCGTGGTTTTATACTAATAAAGACCTTTCCATACTGAGGAGGAACTAATTCTTCACCTCCAAATACAGAAATTGACTCAGTTTCAGGATAAATCTTCGCTGGAATGAGTGTTTCGTAATCATTTGCACTTACTGCTCTATTTTGAGAGGCATAAATTCGTGGAGCAAACTTTTTAATTGAATCAACAGTCTCAATACCCTCTCCACCAGTTGATTTAAGGTCTGTACTAAGTAAAGAAACACCTGTTGTTACAGAATATGACTGTGCATTTCTAATATATGATAATCTACCAGCAAAAGTAAAATTACTGATGCCATTTGCACCATCACCACTGGAAACTACATACTCAACCGTAACATAATTACCTTCTTCTAGTTTTTTACCAAAAATATCATCACCAAAGAAGATTTCATATCGCTCATCCTCTATTTCTTGAAGAAAATATACCTTTGAAGAGGAATCAATGTCAAAAATACTATTTTGAGAACTATATTTAGCACCTGTTGTCTCAGATGCGTTACTTCTAACAGTTACAGTCATCAAAGAAGTGTCAATTCCAGAGTTTGGAAGGATAAATTTCTGATTTGGGTTAACTGAACTACTAGTAAAGGCATTTGTTACTAATGTTCCCTCAGAAATCTTAACATTATCGAAGGTAGCAACCGCAGTTCCATTAGAATCAGTGAAAACTGGAACTGTAATGTCTTCTAAGATACAAAAGACATATGAATTTACTCCTGTTTGCCCCGCAGAAGACGCTACAGGACCTTTGTTTAGCGTTATAGTGGCAGGAGCAGGGGTAACACCAGTTACGTCCACAAAGAAGCTTATAGTGGCAGTAGAGGCAGTTCTAGAACGAGGTAAATATCCAATATTTCTTGCTAACGAAACTACATTTTCCCTTAAAGTAGCACTATCAATGAATACTTCATTGGTAACCATGTTAGCATTATAAGAAGTAATGTAAGTATTATATGCTAACACATCCAAAATGGACGATAAGTTAGATCCCTCAAAGTCATAATCCGTAAAATCAGAGTTTGACCTAAGATAATCTTTAAGTGAAGTCTTAACCTGATCAAAATCAAGGTTAGAAAAATTGACTAACGGCATCTTATCTTGTTGATTGTAAGGCGAATTGTAATTCCTGCGGAGCTACATCTGCTCCTATAATTTCATATACAATAACGGCATCAAAAGAAGCATCATCATTGTTTGGATTTACAGTTATACTCAATATCTTCACTCTTGGTTCATAGTTGATGATTGAATATTGAATTTCTTCTTGAATTTGAGATGCAGTTATATCATCTACATTCTCAAAAAGCAATTTTGAAACTCTGGATCCGAAATCTGGGTCAAAAAACTTTTCACCAGGCACTGTCATGACAATATTCCTTACAGAACGAGCAATTGCATTCTCATTTTTAAGCCCAATGAGATCATCATTCAGAGGATTGCTCTGAAAAGTCATGCTAAGGTCTTTAAAACCCCTACTTACCCGTTCTAAAGGCATAGGATTGTCTAATATTTAGAATTATAACTTATTTATTAAAGATTTTATAGAACATCTGTATCGTAATCTAGTCCTTCCCAAAACTCATCATCATTTATGTTCTCCCATAGGTCATTTTGCACCTTAGAGTCACGTTTTTTAGGAGTTTGAGTGTCGTTTGCTATCTCACGTAGCATCTTTTGGTTCTTGTTCGTCATCGTTTTGCCTTTCTTTGGTAGTTTTCCAGAAATAATTCTCCTCATTACCTAAACCATCACGGTCATGTCCATTCTCAACCTGATAATAGACGGTTGATACCTTAAAGTCAGGTGTAGTAGGTGGTTCAGGAGTCAAACTGTTGTCATAGATACGCATTCTATTGTTAGGATAGAGTGCAAACTGTCCATTATCTAGTTCAAGTAGGTTATGTGACTTGTGTTCACTTGGATTCTCACTTGTAGAGTAGTCAATTGCATCTACATCTTGATGATAGTTATCTAAAGTACAAATATATGTACCTGATTGGGTTCCATAGTCTCTTGTATATATCTCAAAGTGCATAGAACCTATGAATTGCTTCTGAACTGCTACAACACCATAGTCCATACAATTCCAGAACTGTAAGTTATGCAGTTCCATATCGGGTGTTGGCTTCTCTGGTGATGATACAAAGGCACTGATTGGTAACTTATCATAGATCGCAGCATACTCTGGTAAATATGTTTCAAAATAAAAAGCACGTCCAGGTATCGATTTTGCCGATACCCAAACGCCCTTTACATATTCACCATGACCGCTTTTATGATCTGTAAGATACTCTTTACGTACCCATACCTCATAGGAGGGTAGATTACAGATTAGTGATGGCATTTACTTTCCTTGACCTCTACTACGCTTTTTTGCTTCATTACGAGAGGAAGCGGCATATTTAGTGTGCTTCCCATTACCTTGACGAGTTTTTTTCGGTCTTGATTCAACCGTTACATCGCCTGATGCACTATACATCCTTGGCATTTAACATCCCTCCGAATCGTGTGTGATTTCAACTTTATCTTCAATGATCCTATACTTAATCGAGTCACGCCCCGATAGTTCCATTAGAATCTCCTCAGACAGATACCATAGATCTTCTGATGACTTCTCCTTCATGTGGTGGTCTACCCACTCTCTGAGAGCATCCATGATCCTTAGAGAACACGAGTTTTTTCGTGACCCACACGAATACGAGGATCGCACCAGATGTCCCAACCTTCGTCAATGGCATCTAAGCAGAATGATACGTCTTCGCCGCACATGTCTTGAACAGCACCAGACTCAAACTGTTGCATCTTAGGAGCAAACCAAGGATATTCAAGTTTCTCAAATACACCGTTCTTAATTAGAACCCAACCGAAACCAGTATAGTCTACTGTGAAAGGTTTCTTTCTTTTCGAGATACTTTCGACGGTTTCATGATTCATAACCCCACCATTCTTGCGGAAGTCATCTTCTTCTAACCAGTGAGCGACAGATGTTGTGCTGCCATCTTCTGTGGCATACCAACCAGCAGTGATAGAACGTTCTTTGAGTAAATCTTCGTCTATACTTCCATCTTCTTTAACAGACTCAGCAGGAACAGATAGATCACATAACTGCCAGAACTTGTTTGAGTCAAAGACTATATCCGAGTCAATCCATAACTGATAGTCATACTTTAACTTTCCATCCCAAGGTATTTGATCAGGACCTCTGAGTACATTTGCTCCAAGACACTTACATCTTGCAAAGTTAACCATTGAAGAGTAGTCCTGTGATATCTGGATGGACATACCATTCTGAACCATGTCAAAGCATAACTGCACAAAGTTTTTCAGGAACGTGTATGAACATCCACGACCTGGAAGACAGAATACAATTGTCTTTCCTTTCATTCTTGCCTTAATCGCATCAATATCCCAATCTTCTTTCTTCTTGGGTTTTGGTGCATTGGCTTTTACTGTAAATCCTTTTGCCATAGCGTGTTGTAATTACCCTTCAATTATACATCGATATTATGTATATGTCAATCAATATAATTCTCAAACGTATATTCTATACCATCATTACGTAACTGCATCGGTGTTCTCATATCCCAATCAATTCCATCTGGATAAAACTTGTTCTTATGAACCATCCAAGGAACTCGTTTTTCATCTTCCCAATTAAAAGTTTCATCTTTATTCCAAATATCTTCTGCATTAATTAAAGGTATTTGAAATACTCTTCTTACTAAAAAGATTCTCCACTTAAAAGGTAAACCACCAAACCACCAATTAGGAATATAATATTCGTATAATGAAGTATCTTCATATCTTTCATTGTATGACATCCAATCATAATATTCAGGACATTGACCATGAGTATGAGCACCCTCTGATGCACACTGATGATGTAAGTGTCTATTAGATATTCTGTGTATCATCTCCTGATTCATTTGACTATTCTCTAGAGACTCTTTTAATAATCTCACAACCTCTGTATCTTTTTGTCTCTGATAATCCATTCTTACAAAATTACCAAATGCATTCCAACTAAAACTCAAAACTAAAAGAGGTAAAGTGTACTTAACACTAAACCTCTTATATTGTTTCCCTAGTTTTCTGAACTTAATAACTATCACTTCCCTCTGGTTCTTTCCACGTTACCTTACCGCCTCCTTTACCAATTCCTGAGGGGCATTTTTCATATGACAAATCTTCTTCTTTATATGCAGTAGTCATTAAACCAACCATACCTTTTAAGGAAGCCCATGTCTGCTTGAACTGCGATTCATTCAGACTATGATAAACACACTCTCCTTTAATGTAGATGTGATATATCTCCTGATCTCCTGTAATGTTTGCAGTAAATCCTGACAACCTTTTTCCTCCAATTTTTACTGGGCGATTTTTTTATATATGAATCCTAAGAAGGTCATAAAAATTTTTCGCAGTTTTTTTATATACAACTCGCACGTACCCACTTTTGTAGGTTAGGGACTTTGGGTTTTTTTAAAACGGGGGCAACGCAAACCGCAACGCTATAACATAAAACCGCAAATAACTGCTCATACACTGTTACAAATACATCATAACATATACTGCCTTAAGTGTCAAGAACTGTGTAAACACTAAGTAACACTAACTGTCCCACACATTATAGGGGGCAAAGTATAAACAACTCGCCCCTAATCTGTGCTTTAATTTGTGTTACTTATAGATACGTATCTGCACCCTCTACAATATCATCCAGGACTGATAAGATTTCAGTACCATTGTTTGCATTTTCTAGCAGAAAGTTTGCGAAGGTTTCTGATACAAACTGTGTTGTACTAACTGTCATAATTTAAGACCTAATTTAGGTTGTGTTGTATACTATAAGGACACTTTAATCAAGACCCCTTATTAACTACCAACTGACGGGATTTGACATGTCTTCGATATAACTTTCTATGCTCTCATTGTCCTGTATTTCTAATACTTTTGCCCAGTCAATTTGCTTGGGATTAAAGTCACTTAGTACCTCTACATCTAATGTTATTCTATACTTACTCTTTGCTGCTTGACTGTAAAGAACTGACATGAGATTAGTCCCTGAGAGTGTTAATTAGTATTCTACAATATCACGAAATAATTGTCAACTAGTGTCAGTTATTTATGTGGAAAAAGTAATACAAACGAACTTAAACTATGCGGTTTTAGTTTATACTGAACTGGTTTGGTATTAGTGCTACAAAATATTACCGAGGGTCTTGTAATATCGCTCGCTTCGTGTTATACTACGCTCGCTTAGATCACTATAAGAACTATCATTTATCCACACAATTACAAGAGTTATTAACACCTTTTCCACCATATTACATCACCTTTTTAACAACATTGTGGAAAACCTTTAAATCACTCACTTATATTTAATTTGCTATTTATCAGGGCAAAATAACATAAATTAAAGAGTTTTCCACAGGTTGATGATACTTTCTGTGGAAAACTCCCTGTTAGTTAGTGTTAGTTAAGTCCTTTAATCTCTCCTTATAATACTCTTTTTCCTCTTGGTTTATATGTGGACTATGTATCATTATCTGACAGTAATCTATCCATTGTTTATTAGTCCAATCTCTCTTCGGTTTGTTATAATCTTTGAACATATTACCTCTCTTATATGTTAACTATAGTATATACGATTAACCTCTTTAATGTTCAAATAGCTAGGGTCATGTATCGGATCTGAGTTATCATCATTACATACAAATTCGTCCATAAAGTATTCACAACTAACACCAACTTCTTCGCATATTCTTAACAACTCA